GCAGAAGCAGAAACTTTACGAAATGATTCAAGAGTTCTAGCAGTAGAACAACCACCTTCAGCATTAGGTATACAAAAAATTGCACATTGGGAACAAACTTCCAATTTTGAAAAAGATAATAGCATATTGGGAAATTTTAATAACACTGATAAAAATTGGGGATTATTAAGAGTAACAGAAGGATCTAATTTAGCCAATTGGGGAACTAACGGTTCATTTACACAAACCAATCAAACAGTAAAAACAACAAGCAGTGGCAAAAATGTTGACGTGGTGATGGTTGATTCACATATTAAAACTGATCACCCTGAATTTGCAGTTAATTCAGACGGATCAGGAGGATCAAGAGTGCAACAATTTAATTGGTTCAGTTTAAATTCTCAACTGGGAATTAATGCAGGATCAAGCAACTATGATTATTCTGATATAAGTAGCAACCATGGCACACACACAACAGGCACAGTGGCAGGCAATACTCAAGGTTGGGCAAGAGATGCCAACATTTATTATATGGAATTTAATTACACAGGAACATTCACTCCAGGTAATTGGGAACTTTACCTTTATGATTACATTAGAGAGTGGCACAAAACAAAAGCAGTTAATCCTGTAACAGGTAGAAGAAATCCTACTGTGTGTAATAATAGTTGGGGGTACAATTACGGTAATATTTCTCTTTCAGGTATTAACGGTCATACCTACAGAGGAACATTTACTGATATTTCAGGTCAACCAGATGCAACCAAAAAAACATCACTGGAAACAAATGGTGTGCCGGTTCCTGCAAATACATAGGTGTGCCGGTTCCTGCAAATACATCCCTATTTCGTATGCCGGCAGTATCGGCGGGAGTTGATGCTGATGTGGTAGACGCCATTGCAGACGGAGTAATAATGGTAGGCTCTGCTGGTAACAGTTATTGGCCTTGTGTAAAAAATGCCAATGCAAATTATAACAATAGTATAAGATTTGGTGTGAGTGATTATGTTCACTCACAAGGATCAAGTCCTGCAAGAGTAATGATATGTGTCGGCAATGCTGGCACAAAAACTCAACAATATAAAGATACAAGCAGTAATTATGGAGACAGAGTCGACATCTGGGCGCCTGGAGAAAACATTATTTCTGCAGTTTATAACGGTCCCGGAGATGAAACACCTACTCCTTACACTAATACATTGACCGATACAAGGGACAGTAATTATTATATCGCATCTATATCAGGAACAAGTATGAGTGGTCCACAAGTCGCAGGTGTATTGGCTAGTAGAGCAGAACAAGATCCTAACATGACTCATGCCGAAGCATTAGATTATTTGATTGATAATTCAACATCAGGAGACATAAGCAGTACTGGTAGTGATTATGGGGACAGTGAATGGTTAGGTGATGGATCAATTAATGATCAAAACAAATATTTGAGATACATTTATCATAGACCATTAAACGGAACAGCATTTCCACATCAAGATCATAAAAAAAGACCAGTATCAGGGTCGGTATATCCAAGAAATAAGGTTAGACATAAAGGATAAATATTGTTATGGCAATCAGCACAATCAACATAGGAACACTAGCAAACGACGGTACAGGTGATGATCTGAGAGAAGCCTTTGTTAAGGTTAATAATAACTTCACTGAACTAGACGCTCGTCAGGCAGAAAACACAACAGCATCTAATAGATTGGCAGATGATGGTACTACAAAAGGTGTGTTTGCTGAAAAATCCAGTGATAACTTAATTTTTAAAAATTTAAAAGCAGGACCTAATGTTTCATTAAGTGCTGATAACAATCAAATCACAATCACATCATCAGGTATTGTGAGCATTTTGTTCACAACAGATTTAGGTTCTTTAAATCCAATTGGATCACAAGGACAAGTTACTGTTCAAGGTACAGGTGGAACAACCACAGCAGGTTCAGGATCGAACATTACAATAGATTCATCATTATCAAATGAAACTTCTCCTACATTATCAACAACACTTGATGCTGATGGTAACAACATGATCAACGTTGGCACTATTACAGGAACCAATTTTAATGGTTTGGTAAAAGGTGTAGACGTAGATGATCTAGACAGTCTTGTAGGATTTGATTTCGGTGGTGTGCAAAACCCTGTAAACAACTTGTTGCAGTGGCTTGAATCTTTCAATCCAGTCGATATGGGCACAATTGCGTCACCATCCGCTACTGGCATTGACTTTGGATCTATCTAAGCATTTTACAACTCGATAAATACATATATCATGCACGATTTATGGACAGTTCAAACAGGTTATAATTTAGGTACGTATCAAGAAAGAGTGCCTACCACAATTACATTGCCCGTTTCAGGTGCTGACACAATTACAACAATAGCAGGCACAATACCGCCTGGATTAAGATTATCAGGACAAACACTGATTGGAACACCTTTTCAAGTCAGTCGATCCACAAAATTTGAATTTTGCCTTAGAGCCAAACACGACACAAGAATACAGGATAGAACTTTTACAATTAATATTGAAGGACCTGATGCACCAACATGGATAACACCAGCAGGCACATTGCCTATTGGAGCAGACAGTCAATTGTTCATATTGGACAGTTCATATGTAGATTTTCAATTGGAGGCTCAAGATGCTGATTTAAGTGCAAACACAGTTTTAGAATATTATATTCCAGAAGGTGGTGGAGAATTACCACCTGGATTGACATTAAGTAAATCAGGAAAAATTTCTGGATTGGTAGATCCTATTAGAGCTCTTGACATCTTATCAAGTTCAGGGTATTATGATTCTAATGATTATGCATCTGCACCTTTTGACTTTGGTTTATCCGGTTCAATTGCCAACAGAAGTTTTTACTTTGATGTGCAAGAGTTTTCAGATTTATACAATACACAAGTCGGAACAAGAAATCAAAGAAAATTAAATCGCTATTACAGTTTTAACGTAAATGTGACAGACGGTGATACCACCGAGACTAGAACATTCAAAATATTTGTAGTAGGTGATGATTTTTTAAGAGCAGACAACACTATCATGCAGTTGGGAACAGGTGTATTCACATCAGATGGAACATATCTTAGAACACCACAGTGGTTAACACCAACTGATTTAGGATTCAAAAGAGCAAACAACTATGTTACAATATTTTTAGAACTTTACGATCCAAACACAGTGCCTGGAAAAATAAGTTACATTTTAGAAAACACAAATGATGACAACACTGATTCTATCATACCACCAGGTATGACATTGGATGCTGTTACAGGAGAAATAGCAGGCAGAGTTCCTTATCAACCTGCTGTAAACAAAGAATATAAATTTACTGTGAGTGCAGTCAGAGCCGGTGTGGGTAGTGATCTGGTCACAGTGGTTGTAACTCCATACGAAGATCAACCTCAAGGTGGAGACACTTTAAAAATACAAAAATTACCAGTGGGTGAAGCAGATGGATTGGATGATTTAGAAAGTTTAGTTGGTGAAAAAATTACAATTAACAAAGAAGAATACACAGTATTAGGAGTAGATGGTTCAGATCAAGATTATGAATTACTTACACTGAACAGAAACCTTACAGCAAACGATTTATTAGTTTACACTGGCACAGTGTACAATCCCAGTGATTACAGCAATGGAATTCAAACACCAATTGTGAGAGCAAACAACGAAATATTTGTTTACAACAGAATATCAAAAGACAAATACAAAAATAGAACATTGAGAATTGGATCTAGTGAATATATTATTTCTGACATACAATCTTTATTGGCAGAAGGCGAACCTGCATTACAAGGAATTGCAAGTGCAACAGCAATGGAAAAATTGATTCTTAATATTCCATTAACCGATAATTTTGTTAATGAACAAAATATAAGCATTGCCGCATTCAAAGACGAATCATACAGCAAAAACTTTTTACTTAACAGCACAGATACAGAACCCACAGCAACCAAAACATTCACAGTTAAAGTATTAGGAGAAGTTGACAGTACAATAACTTGGACAACAGCATCAGCATTGGGCACTTTGAAAGCAAACTTAACCAGTCATCTTAGATTAGAGGCTACAAGCACTGTGACTGATGCTAAAATGAAATACTTATTAATGAGTGGCAGTTTGCCTCCAGGACTTAGTCTATCTTTAGATGGTGAAATTGTAGGAAATGCAAGATTGTATAGCGAAGATTCGTTACCGGGTATTACATCTTTTGATGATAACCTGTTGACACTTGATGGTGCTACAACCACTGTGGACGAAAGTTATTCATTCACTGTGAAAGCTCAAGATAGATTTGGATTCAGTTCTGTTGAACGTACTTTTACTTTGGTGATTGATACAGATGTCACAAAAACATTTACAGATTTATATGCTCAACCATTATTAAAGTCAACACAACGCAATTACTTTAAAGATTTTATCAGTAACACAAACATATTTGCAATAGATAAAATTTATAGACCTAATGATTCTAATTTTGGACTACAAAAAACAATGCGTATGTTGGTGTATTCAGGAATTGAAAAGAAAGTTGTTGGTAATTATGTAACAGCAGTTGCAAAGAATCATAAACGGGCTAGATTTAACTTTGGAGACATCAAAACAGCAGTGGCAAAATATCCAGGAACAAATAATATTGCCTACGAACTGGTTTATGCAGATGTGGTTGATGTAAGAGATTCAAAAACATCAAGCACAAGATCATCTTTAAAAATTAATCCACAAAATAAAATTAAAATCAATCAAACTCAATTGGAAGTCACAGATGATTCAACAAAATTAAATGTTGGTGGTTCTGCTTACACTATTTTTGCTCAAGCAGATTCAAGTTTAAGTGTAGCAGGTGTTGGAACCAGTTTAGAAATTTTTGCAAGAACAGGCAGACTGTTAGTGGATGTTCCTAATGGAGAATTATTGATAGATATGCAGTCAGGTCCTGATTTATCTGTGGGCACTGTGGAACAAGTGAACGGTGATCCATTCAGATTCAGACCAAAAAATTCTGTTATCAAAGTGGACAGCAATTTGTTAGAGGCAAGTATGAGCAATGACGAATTGAGATACATCAGCAACATTTCTAATATGAGAAACAACATCAAATCTTTAGGCACAACTGAAGGAGGTTTATTACCTCTCTGGATGCGTACAGCACAGACTGGTAATCAAGCATTAGGATACACCACAGCAGTGCCATTGTGTTATTGTAAAGAAGGCACTAGCCAAAATATTGCTCTAGCAGTAAAAAACAGTGGATTTGATATCAAAAATATCAACTTTGAAATTGATAGATACATAGTTGAAGGAACAGAGGGCAATAGTGCTGATCAGTACATTCTTTTTCCTAACTATCAATACAATGTATAAGATAAATAACAGTAGGAAACAAAAATTATGAGTGATATAGATTCAACAAGCATAGACGCAACATATCCTATAGCAGGACAAGACAACAATAGTCAAGGATTTAGAGATAATTTCAACACAATCAAAACTGGTTTAGCCACAGCGAAAACAGAAATCACTGCTTTAGAAACCAATTCAGCAAAACTTAACGCAACCAACAACTTTGCAGGCAACGAAGTTAGTGGTGCTTTATTCAAAGGTAACTTTACAAAAAGTCATAGTGCAGGATCAGTAACTACTGATCAAAACATCAGTTTGTCCAATGGTAATTTTCAAACAATTACTGTGGGAGCAAATGTAACATTAACATTGGCTGATTGGAGTTCACAAGCAAATGCATTAGAAAGTGTTGTTGTACAACTTGTAAAATCAGGTGGAGACAGAACAGTGACTTGGGCGGCAGATGGTGGCACAATCAAAACTGCATCTGGATTTCCAGATCCATTTACTGTTGACAGCACAACAAATCCTTTGGTTGTAGAATTTTACACATACGACAGCGGAGTAACTGTGTTTGCCAGATATATTGGTCAATTCAGTTAATATTTTATGTTCCATCCATTGGACAAAGACTACAAAGACATTTCAACTCAAGAATTAGAAAACAAACTCACGGAGTTGCGTACCAAATATTTGAGAGCAACCAATCCACAAGTACGCAATCAAATCAATATGTTCATCGCAGGTTACACAGAAGAATTGAAAATGCGTTGGTACCAAGAGCAAAAAGAAATAGACAAAAATTCTGGTAAAGATATAGATGATTTAATCAAAGTAGATTAATCATTGACTTTTTGAGTTAAATCACATATAATACACTTATGAAAATTGACACTTTAGGTTTGCCGAAGTACGGTGTAGAAGATTGTATGGATCTTATATACAAAGGCAAGTTGGATACACTGTTCAAAGTGTATGTGGAAAAAAATTCAGAAACTGAACAATTTAATCTGTCTATCAAAGAAACAGGTGACGGACAAATGCTGAAGTTTTATGAGCCATTAGACATAAGTTTGAAAGATTTTGACAATCTTTTACAATCAGAATGGTTTATGCCAAACAGTTACAAGCAGTTTGATATTGAAAAATTTTTGATAGCACAGTGTCCAGACAAACCAGAAGCAAAAACAAGAGTTATTGAAGAATTAAACAAGTTCAAAGAATTAGGACATCTAAATTTATTGAAGTTTTTACATTTTTTGGTAACATTTATGAAAGAAAACAAGATTGTGTGGGGTGTAGGCAGAGGCAGTTCGGTAGCAAGTTACGTATTGTATCTATTGGGCATACACAAAATTGATTCGATCCAGTATCGACTAGACTGGAAGGAATTCATCAGATAAATACACATATAATAGGAGAATAGAAAATGGCAGTAAAACAAACAGGCAAAAAAGTTTATAAGACCATGCAGGGTAAAACCGTGGACATGGATCTTTTGAGAAAAAGAAATGAATTAACTCCAGCAGTTGGCAATGCCAAAGTAAATGCTAGAGGTGACGAATTAGGAGCAGGTGGCAAAATCATCAAAAAAAGAGAAGATGTTTTAGCAGATTATTACAGAGATAATCCTGAAACTGTTTCTCATAAAGAAAAAACTCCAGAGCCTGTAGCACAACCAGTTGTAGAAGAACCTGTTGCAGAAGCACCAGCACAAGAAAACAACGATTGGGTTGAAGATGCAGACGGCAACTTTGTTAAAAAAGATCAAGAATAATGGTGTCTACACAAATCTATCAAGGCACACTTACTCCAATACATAACAGAGTAATAGTAACTGATATGGATTTCGGCGAGCAAAAAACTGCTGGCGGAATTATTATTGCATCAGATGATGGTCAATCCAGAGGTATTCATCCTCGTTGGGGCAAAGTTTTTGCCAAAGGTCATGAGAACGATGACGACTATCAAATAGGAGATTGGATTTTAGTTGAACACGGAAGATGGAGCAGAGGCGTTACCATGGAAGATGAAAATGGTATCAAAACTGTTGTGCGTGTTGTCGAAGCAGAATCCGTTTTAGGAACTTCCAAAGAAAAACCATCAGATGTATTGTCTAGAAAAGTAGACAATGATACGCCATATTTGGCTGAATAATACTTGACAAATTGCAGTATATCACATATACTGTATGAATGAAACTTCCAGTAATACAATCTAAAGGATTAAACACAACCGGCGTAACTGGCATTGTGTTAATGACTTTACACTTAACAGGCACAATCACAGGATGGGGTTGGCCTTTGTTATACATCATATTAATATTAAGTGGCATGGGCCAAGAATACATGAGGAGAGATTGATATAGTATGGATTTATTTTTATTGATGCTTTTTATAATATTGTGTGCTTTGTCAATCGCATATTTTGTAGAGGCTAGGTTCTACATTTACCTAGTATTAGGTTCAATGATTAGAGATATTAAACAGTTTATTAACAAAATTTTAGGTAAAAAATAACATGAAAGATTTATGGGTAGAAAAATATCGTCCTAAAACAGTAGACGGTTATGTGTTCAGAGATGAACATCAAAAGAATCAAGTAAAACAATGGATCAACGAAAAGACTATTCCGCATTTATTATTCAGTGGTAATGCAGGTATTGGTAAGACAACACTTGCAAAACTTTTGTTCAATGAACTTGAAGTAAATGACTTGGATATATTAGAAATAAATGCAAGTAGAACAAACAGTGTAGATGATATAAGAAATACAATCATTAACTTTGTACAAATGATTCCATTTGGTGACTTTAAAATTGTACTGCTAGATGAAGCAGATTATCTATCACCTAATGCACAGGCGGCACTGCGTGGTGTGATGGAAGAATATCACACAACAAGTAGATTTATTTTGACTTGTAACTATCCCAACAGAATTATTCCTGCACTGCACAGCAGATGCCAAGGCTTCCATATAGAACGTATTGATCAAACAGAATTTACCACAAGAGTTGCTAAAATTTTAATGGATGAAGGCGTAACTCCGGACTTAGATATATTAGACACATATGTAAAAGCAACATATCCAGATTTAAGAAAATGTATTAACACTGTGCAAATGAATTCACAAGAAGGCACACTGATTGCTCCTGCCAATGCAGACAAAGGCGAAGCAGATTATAAATTGGAAATGACTGAATTGTTTAAAGCAGGCAAGATCACTGAAGCAAGAAAACTGGTTTGCAGTCAAGCACGTCCAGATGAAATTGAAGACATTTACAAATGGCTGTATGATAACATCACATTGTTTGGTGATGAAGTACGTCAAGAAAAAGCAATATTGGTTATCAAACAAGGACTGGTAGATCACACATTGGTTGCTGATCCAGAAATAAATCTTGCGGCTACAATGATTAAACTACAAAATATCTAAAATGCGTAATTGGTTCAAAGTTTGGCTGTATGCACTAGGCAGTTTTTCAGATAAGAAAACCAAACCTTACGACAAACAAGTTGCTATGGTGAGAACTTTTTGGGTGGTGCTACACATATTAACTTGCACTATGATAATTGTAGGCAATGGTAGAATATTAGGTTGGTGGTAAAATGAAAATTAGATATTACAAAAATATTGATGGCTGGAGATGGTTAGGATTTATATTGGCAATGGTGAGTGCCTTTTTGTTGAGCAGTGGTCAATCAGAAATACAATGGATAGGTTGGGCTGTTGCCTGTTTCAGTTGCAGTATATGGATAAGAATGGGAATTAAAGACAAAGACACACCAAGAGCATTAATGGAATTGATGTATTTGCTGTTGGCAATCAGAGGTGTGTGGAACTGGTTGGCATAATGACTTATGTAGTTAATGATAAATGCATCATGTGTAAACACACTACCTGTGTGTCCGTTTGCCCTGTAGATTGCTTCTATGAGGGCGACAATATGCTGGTTATTAAACCCGACGAGTGTATTGATTGTGGTGTGTGTGAACCAGAATGTCCTGAAGATGCCATTAAAGCAGACACAGATCCTGAGGGAGAAGGTTGGGTAGAGTTTAATAGACAATGGGCAGAAGCATGGCAAGTATTAGACACACAAAAAGAACCAATGCCAGGCTACGAAAAGCATTCAGGCGAAGCAGACAAATTAAAGAAATATTTTAAAGACAAATGATCGTAGAACTAGTAGACAAAATGGGTACAGACTTATCTGTGGTGAATGCCGCAAGAGTAAGTTACAGTAAAAACAAAGAAACATTTGAAGCATCAGATGAAAAATTAATCAAGTATCTTGCTGAACACAATCACTGGTCTCCTTTTGCTCATGCATCATTACAATTTAGAATCAAAGCACCAATATTTGTTGCAAGACAACTTGTGAAACATCAAGTTGGTTTAGTATGGAATGAAGTATCAAGACGATACGTTGACTTTCCGCCTGAATTATACAGCACAAAAACATGGAGAGGTAGACCACAAAATTCTAAACAAGGCAGTGCTGGCGAAATTGAATTAGATCCCACAATGAAACATATGATGGAAACAACAATGGAAAGTTGTCTAATTTTATACAATGCATTGATACAAAAAGGTGTAGCACCAGAACAGGCACGTATGGTTTTACCACAAAATATGATGACCGAATGGTATTGGTCAGGCACACTATATGCCTTTGCTAGAGTTTGCAATCTACGTTGTGCTAAAGATACTCAAGAAGAAACACGTGATATAGCAGATAGAATACATAATATTTGTAAAGAGGAGTTTCCAACAAGTTGGAAGTATTTAAAAAATGAGTAGATGTAGTCACATATTAATTGCACACGAAGACGCAACAAGAAGTCAACGAAATGTATCAAGAGAAGAAGCACTATTTTTAATTGCTGATATTCAAAAAAAGATGTTGGACAACGAATTAACATTCGAGCAAGCCGCAAAAATGTATAGCGATTGTCCTAGTGGAAAAGCCAATGGCGGTGATCTAGGAAAAATTAAACGTGAACAAATGGATAAAGATTTTATGATTTACCTAGACGGATTACAGCCTGGTGACACCAGCGGTATTTGTTGTACAGCATTTGGTTTCCACATTATTCGTAGAAATCAAGATGTAACTATAAATCAGTCTCCGTAAATACTTAAAACTTCTTTGACTGCTTCGTGCCTTTGAACATCACTTTTAATAAAGTTCACAATATCAATTAAACTACTTGACTTTTGATTAAGTTTATCAATGAAGTCAGACAATCCATTGTCATTGGGTCTATCTGTCTGAGCGAGATCTCCAGTTACTGCTAATTTGCTTCGACTGCCTATTCTCGTTAACAACATCTTCATCTGATTTGCTGAGGCGTTTTGCATTTCATCTGCCACTATGTAACAATTATGAAAAGTTCTACCTCGCATAAAAGCCAAGGGTGATATTTCAATCACACCTTCAAACAGCATATTTTGTATATCTGCTGTGGTGAAGTATAATTTAAACACATCGAATATAGGTATAGTCCATGGAGCCATTTTTTCTTCTAAATTACCTGGAAGAAAACCTATGTCTTCATCTACACTTACTACCGGACGTGTTACTACTATTTTATTGATTTGTTTGTCTTTGAACATTTTGATAGCCACCTGAACAGCGATCAACGTCTTTCCCGTACCTGCCGGACCTACACCAAACACAATGTCTTTGGCTGGATCCAATAACTTAAGAAGGTAAGATTCCTGATTAACGTTTCTAGGAACGATCTTGACATCTTGAGGTTTCTCTGGAAGGTATTGTTTAATTGGTAGGACGTTTGCCCTGTTATGGCGCTTTCTGGATGTTTTTTTACCCATTAGCACTCCTTTGTTTATTAAGCAAAATAATTGTTTGCATACTATTATTTACGGTATATCATAGGAGACATAAATGCTCACATAAGTTTAGGCTTATGATAAATACATAAAAAAGGTATCTATCAATGCAAGACATAAAAGACGTCATAAAAACCATAGAAAATGTGTACGATAATGACACAGCATTCACTATTCTTAAAGATTTTGAACGTGTGCTGGATGAGTTAAATCTATACGTATATGACAACTGGATGGATGGTGAATTAGCAGAAGGTCCTGAAATTTTAAGACATTTTGTGACTGCCACGTTCATGTGGCCCAGAGATAAAATGCCTGATCCAGATGGTGGTAAAAGACTTACAGATTATGGTTGCAAAGTTTTTTACAAAAAAGATGTTTATGTCTATCCAAGACAGGTGTTACAATCAGACGATTTCAGACCAGGCACTAAAAAAGGCAAACTGGATCAAATGCCAATATGGTTAGTAACCATCAGAATGCCTAAAGATTTAATTAGAACAATATACAGTGGATACGAGATAGAACAAGAATACAACAAAGAGCCTGCCAATGCAGAAATAGTTGACGGTGCTGATTCTGTTGAGGCCGCAGACGAAATTGCACCAGAAGGTTTATAATGGGTTTAAGACAGAACGATCTACAATACACTATCGACAACGTTTTTGAAATTGATTCTTACAAATCAAAAATGGGAGATGACGCAGATATCGTCACTCTAAGTTTTGCTGTAAAAGGTGATCAACCTGCACAAGATTTAGTAAAATTTATTGAAACAGGATATGACTATGTGTTGGATGCTGACAAAACTTCAGGCGAACAAGCAGATGGAAAGTACAGAGTGTTTGTAGAAATAGAACGTTCAAAAAAATCACCAGATCAAATAATAGAAATTTTAGATGGAATCAAGAAGATTTCTAATCAAGAAGATTTACGTTTTAGATACTATAAAAATTTCAGAAGTCATTCAGCAGATGAATCCAACATTAACGAACAAATTCCATTAGATCCAGGTGCTTATGATATCAAAACCAACGAGACGCAGATGGAGAATTATAAAAATTTCTTTGCTGACAGTTACATTGATGAAGTGTACATGGAAGACAACACAGTGATTTTAACCAAAAAATATGCTGATAAAATTATGTTTGAATTTGTTGACATGGGATTCAAAACACAAATACTTGAAAACATAAAAGAATCAATTCAAATCGAAGCCTTTCCAGAAGTTATATTCTTAAGTAAGTACGTAGGTGATTACAATATTACCAAATTTGGAAACAAATTGGTATTTGAAAACAAAGGTCACTGCGTGGTACTGGAGAAAAAATATGAGACTATCTAAAAATTTTACATTACAAGAATACACAAAAAGTCAGACAGCAACAAGAAAAGGGTTAGACAACACACCTGGAGAAGAACATCTTGCAAAGGCAAAATCATTATTTGAAAAAGTGGTACAGCCTGTAAGAGACAAATTTGGTGTGACCACTATCAACTCAGGATACAGAGGACCAGCATTGAATGAAGCAGTGGGTGGATCGAGCAGATCTCAACATTGTAAAGGAGAAGCAGTAGATATAGAATGTCCAGGTACATCCAATTACACAGTGGCGAAATTCATCGAAGACACACTGGATTACGATCAATTGATATTAGAATTTTACACTCCGGGCATACCTGATTCAGGATGGGTTCATGTGAGTTACATAGGTGAAGGCAACAGAAAACAGAGCCTTACTGCCATGAAAGAAAATGGCAAGACTGTGTACAAACCTGGACTGATTGAATAATTCATTTTTCCATTGATAAATAGTAGCATATAATACTATGACTACAAAAGACACACAACATTGTTTAAACTGCGGTAACGAAGCACATGACGGGCCTCTGTACAGAACAGAAAAAGATTATGATGGCAGAGAATACAAAATTGAGGTGTGTAGACACAGTCGTAGCGGAGAATTAGAATCAGAATGATATTTGGACAAATAAAAATGATGATCACAATCTTGCTAATCACAGGAATAGCAGGAGCAGGCATCTATGTGATGAAATTGAGAGCGGACAATGCCACACTCAAAGCAAATCAAATTAAATTAGAAACAGCAGTTGAAGAACAGAACAAAGTGTTGGAACAACAGAAGGCGGACTTCACTGCCATACTGGAAAGCAACAAGAAACTTAATGTGTTGATAAACACATTCAAAAAAGATTTACAAGACCTAGACAAAAGATTCACAAAGAAAAATAGAGACATTGGCAAACTGGCAATAGACAGAACAAAAGCCATTGAGAGAATCATCAACAAAGGTGGTAAGAATGCGGCTAGATGTATAGAGTTGGCATCAGGTGCAGAGCATACTGAAGCAGAATTAAAAGCAACTTTGAAATCAGAAATCAACCCAGAGTGCCCGGCACTTGCAAATCCAAACTATGTACCATATCAATAAAATATTTGCACTAGCAATAATCGTATTACTCACAGGATGTAGCATCGGTGGTGAGAAGCGGATCAAGATATTCTCAGTGGAAGAACCAAGACAGAAACTGGATTATCCAATGCCCACGGCACTGCAACTTGAAGAATTAAAATGGATCATAATCACTTCAGAGAACGCACAGGAAGTATTCAAGAAACTNGAAGAGTCAGGNATAGANCCTGTGTTGTTTGGAATCACTGANAAGGACTTCCANGTGCTGGCTAGGAACTTCGCACAGATAAGACAGAAGTTACAAGAGACAAATAACCTACTGGAAGAATATAAAAAATATTACGAATCAGAGGAGAAGGAATAATGGCAACAAAAGCAAAAGCAAAGACAACAAAGAGCTCAGCCAAGGCGGGTGCAAACGCAGACACATCAAAGAACCTGGGTAAAGGCACAACAGCCAACGCAGGTGCATACGCAGAAACAGAAGCAGGTGCAGTAGCAAAAGCAAAAAAAGGCAACGCAAGTGCCAACGTAGGTGCTCACGCAGAAGTGGGAGCATACTCAAACGTGGAGAATGAAACCAAGGTCGGTGGAGTTGGAGTCAAATCAGAAGCACACGCAGGAACAAAAGTTTATTCAGACGTGGGAGTCTCAGGTCAGATAGGAACCAACGGTGCCAAGGGTGAAGCAGGTGCAATAGCAGGTTCATGTGCTGAAGTGGGAGCAAGTACCAC